AGGCTATGACGGTTGGTATGCTAACCGAGGCATTACTGGCGTCAACTTTAATCCTTTCTTACTTACTGGTGCTTAATTATGTTTTATAAATTTACTCTTACTGGCACCAAAGCTGATTGGGGCTTTGGTATTTCACAACCAGAAAATGTCCAATCAATCTCTAATTCAATTTTCGCCTTACGTCCTGATGGAGATCTCACACAAGTTGAGAATCCTACTATCGAAGTTACTGCGTTGACTGACGAAGAGGTAACTGCAACACGTGAACTATTTGCAATACCCGCTGACTGGGTTCCTGAAGCAATTAATCCTGAATAACAATGATTACTCTAATTAGACCACTACTATTTTCATTCTTACAATCTGATCGTGTAAAAGCATTGATTGTAGAAATGCTAGAGAAACTGTGTGAGTCAACCGATAATGATATCGATGACAAAGCAGTTGAATTTATCCGTAACGGTTTGTTTCCGGTTAAGAAATGAACTTAGGGGAGCCTCCACTTTTCCCCTCTATAACGCTCCCTGAACCGCTTCAACTGCCTCCACCAATACTGGAGGTGCCACGAGCAGATATACCTTCTTACAAGCCCTTAGTGGTGCCTCCTAGCGACCTCAGGCCACCTCCTGGAGTCAGACCTGTAAGACAATCAAATTCAGAGTCACGACCAACCACTAAAACTCCACCAATAAAGCCACCAGAAGTACGAAAGTTTGATGTACCTGGAACTGATATTGAAGTGCCTGTACCTAGTGGTGAGATCTTAGTTACTGCAGCTACTACAGCATTTGTATCAGTCGCAGCCACCTTGCTTGCTACTTCTTTATTTAAACATTTAGTTAGTTTATTTAAACCCATAATTAAACAGGCATGGAACAAGATGAAAAAAAAGGAGGAATCATCAAATTCCTCGTCCTTATCTGGTCAGCAGGACTCTTAACTGCTAGCTATGCAGGATGGATGGAGAAGATGGATCCTACTTATGTGGCATCTATTTTAAGTGGAACACTAGCAACGTTTTCAATCTCACGGGAAAAGAACAAATGAAAAAGTTAGCTTTGTTGTTACTGCTGGCTGCACCAGTGTCGGCTCAGTCAGTAACGCCTAATTTTACACAAGGTAGTATGCAATCTACCACAACTACAACTATTGATATTGACCGTACTATTGCAACCGAAGTGTACGGTGGAGCTTATAAAGCATGGTCTGGAACCAACGTTACACCCAGTGGTTCAATCGAAGATTCTTCGACAACATTTTCAGTAACCACTGCTGGAGATCCATTTCAACTGGAGATCGTAGACAGAGCGGCAGGAGTGATCGAGACAATCGACATCACCGAAACCATCGAACAAACGTCTATCACTACTTCCTTATCAGTCTTCTCGCAGTAAGCCCAGCTTATGCAGGAGATGATCCAAAGGTATCTAATACTTCGTCACCTGTAGCGGCTGCTACGGGTAACGTCACCAATCAAGCTGTGCAGTTCCAGAACAACGGAGCACCATCCAGACAAAACTTTGTCAATGGCAACTCTTGCAACGGAACAACAATGACATTCCAACCATTTTATATGGGTGGTGATGTACACACAGATGCGTATCAACGTACCCAAAACTTTGGTGTACAGCTTGGCTTTTCTGTACCGTTAGACGGTGGCATGGTTGAAACATGCAAGCAGATAGCACGTAGACACGAACAAAAGATGCGTCTGGATTATGAGTTAGTACGTGCTCTGAAATGTACAGAAATCATGAAAGCTGGTTTTACCTTTCGTCCTGGCAGTCGCGTAGAAGTACTTTGCCATGACGTTGTACCTATTGTCTCTCTTAAATAATGGAAGCAGCTGTGACTGCTCTTATCGCTTTGATAGGTGGTGGAGCAGCTTTAAACAACAGATTACACAACAGAATAAATAACGTACATGACCGCATCAGTGGTCTTGACAGGCGTATTGACGCCATTGAATTAAGCGTAGCTCAAGACTATGTATCTAAAGCTGACTTGTCAGTAATGGTCCAACGTATGGAAGACCATATGGTACGTATCGAAAACAAATTAGATCAAATAGTACTTAGGAATGGCAAATAAAAAAGCTACCGAAGAGCAATTCAATGAGTTGCATAACCTAGTCACTAAAGAATTTCTTGCTCGTATCAAATCTGGAGAGGCAACTACTCAAGATTTAAAAGCAGCTTGTGACTGGATGAAAACCAATGACATCAGTGGTGTTGCTTTTGAAGGCAATCCTCTGCATAAATTAGCAAGCATTATGCCAACAGTAGATCCAGAACTTGTACAGAGCAGGCTTTATGGGAAACGGTAAAACTGCTGACTACTACAGGAAGAATCCTTCTGCGCGTAAGCGTCGGCTTAAGCAACAAGCTGAGTACGACGAAACGAATGCAGGTCTAAAAATACGTGTAGCTGCAAACAAGCTAAATAGAAAGCTTGGTACTTACGGCAATCGTGACGGTTTAGATGCTTCTCATACAAGCAAAACTAAAGGCAAATTAGAGAAACCTTCTAAGAATCGTCGACGCCCTAGGTACAACCAAAAATACGCATGACACCGTTACTTCCAACTCCTGATCATTACCTTTACAACTTAATAGCCATGACCTCATCCGATGCAAAGCGTCTTTGGAGGCGCTCTATTAAGGAACATTTTCATCATACATGTGTTTACTGTGGACAATCTTATGACTTATCTCAATTATCAATTGATCACGTTCATCCTCGCAGCCGTGGCGGAAAAGACACACTATCAAATGTTGTATGCGCCTGTAAACGCTGCAATCAGGACAAAGGAAGTAATAACTGGCTCACTTGGATGAGAGCCAAGTTTGGCATAACACCAAGAGAACAATTAATTCTTAAACATATAAAATAAATGGCCCAAGCTACTACAGCAAATAACCTTAGAGTTATTCTTGATGCTTTTATAAAAACTCACGAAGAGCGGCTTAAAAAAGAAAAGCAAAAAAAGTCAAAAGTAAAGAGTAAACCTGATTCCAACCCAGCCAAACGTGGTGCTCAGGGTCCACGTAACGCACCATCCCAAGGTCCAAGTCAACGAACAAATGGTCTCCAGGGTTCACGGTCTAAATCTAAACCTAGCAATGCACCCCCTAGGTCAGCTACTCCTAGAGCTTCAAACGTAGGAGCACAGATTAGGCAGGCTAAAGAGGTACAGCAAGCTAATCCTGGTAGAGCTACTAGAGCTGCTAGACGACCTAATGTTCCAGCTAGAGCTGCTGCTGTAGCCGGTGGTCTTTATACAGCTGGTCAAATCCTTAGGTCAAGCGGTAAACCTGGAGCAGCCAAGATGTCTCGTTTAGGTATTGGTGGTAATGCACCAGTCTCAAAACCAAAGACTAAATCTTCTACTAAACCTACAGAAAAACCCAGAGTAGAAAAGAAACCAATCAAAGCTCCGCCTAAAAAGGGTTCAACTGTATTGGCTAAAAAAGGCGGTAAAGAAGGTGTAATGCGTAATGGTGTGTTCTATGCAACTGGATGGAGCACTGCACAACGTAACCGTTATCAAATTGAACGTTTAAAAAGAACTAAAAAGGCTAAATAACTATGGCGAAATCTACATGGAAACAAGTAAAGGTAAAAGTTAAGGGTCAAATGGTTACCCGTTGGACTGACGGTAAAACATTTCGCAAAACAAAACCTGGAGTACTTTACCCAGAAGGTCTTCCGAATATTCTCAGAGGACTAAAAAGAGCAGCTGATGCAGCAAATGCGCGGCAGCGTGAACGTGACTTTGGTTCTTCTTCTAGTTCTAGTTCTTCTTCTAGTTCTAAAGCTAGTTCTAGTTTTACAGCTAGTTCTGATTCAAAACCAAGATCAGTTCCAGCAGGCTCAATGAATATTAGTCAAGCTGGACGGAAACAAGCCGAAGCTAATAAGGCAGCGGCTAAGTCAAAACGGTTAAAAGCGGAAGCAGCGGCTAAGGCTGCAGCAGATAAAAAAGCTGCGGCGGCTAAGGCTGAAGCAGATAGAAAAGCTCGACTAGCTAAACAAAACTCTCAAGCTTCTAGCAGGACTTCAGCTTCTAGCAGGACTTCAGCTTCTACTTACAAGAAGCATGGATCTGATTTGCATGTTGGTAGGCATAAAACACTTGCAGAGCATCGGGCTGCTGTAGCAGCTCGTAAGGCTAAAACAAATAAACCTGCTCCTACAAAGCGTTCACTTACTGCACCCATTGTAAAAATGGAAGACGCAAAATTCTTTAAAAAGAAGAAAAAATAACCAACACACAAACGTATAACTATCGCGCTCCGAAAGGGGCGCTTTTTTTTTATGAGCGCACTTTCAGGCATTGCCAAACACCTTTTA